CAGTAAAGCTTATGAGGTTATCGATGATGCTACCACAACTGCAAACCTAAGTGCAAAGACAGCTGCTATTAAGTTAGTTCTTGACATTGAGGCAAGAAGAATTGATATGCTACAAAAAGCTGGACTGCTAGAAAACAAAGAACTAGCAGAAGAGATGCTAGAGATTGAAAGAAAGCAAGACGTCCTAGTAAACATTCTTAAAGACATTGCTTCAGAGCATCCACAAATACGAGACGAGATTATGCGTAGGCTATCTGCTGTTTCAAAAGACAAAGAGGTAATTACGATTGTCAGCGATGTTTGATGAATTTTTAGAAGTCTTAAAAGATAGTAACTTTGACGAGACACCAGTTGATGCAAAAACATTTGTAGAGGGCGAAGACTACCTGGCCCAGCCACCATTGTCAGATGTTCAATACGACATTGTTGAGGCTATGAGTCAAATCTATAAGCTAGAAGATTTAATTAATTTAATGGGACAGGAAGAAGGGACAAAATATTATAAAAAATATACAAAAAACGAAGTTATTCTGCAGCTTGGCAAAGGATCTGGCAAGGATTTTACGTCTACTGTTGCTTGTTCTTACATCGTATACAAGCTCCTTTGTCTTAAGGACCCAGCGAGATATTTCGGAAAACCAGCTGGCGATGCGATTGATATCATTAACGTGGCGATTAATGCTCAGCAAGCTAAGAACGTTTTCTTCAAAGGATTTAAAAATAAAATAGAAAGATCTCCTTGGTTTGCTGGAAAGTTTTATGCAAAAGCAGAGTCTATTGAATTTGATAAAGCTATTACAGTTTACTCTGGACACTCTGAGCGTGAGTCTCATGAGGGACTTAACCTTATCCTAGCAGTGCTAGATGAGATCTCTGGATTCGCACAAGAAATTGGTGGGGGTAACGACCAGGGTAAGACGGCTGACAACATCTACAAAGCTTTTCGTGCTTCTGTAGACTCTCGATTTCCAGACCTAGGAAAGGTAGCTCTACTATCTTTCCCACGGTTCCCTGGAGACTTTATTTCACAAAGGTATGACTCTGTTATTGCTGAAAAAGAAAGCATTAGTCAAAAACATACGTTCATAATGAATCCAGATTTGCCAGAAGAGGCTGAGGGAAATTCTCTTCAAATAGAATGGGATGAAGACATCATCACATCATACAAATATCCAGGAGTCTTTGCATTAAAAAGACCAACATGGGTAGTAAATCCGACAAGAACTATCGACGACTTTAAGCTGGCCTTCTATACAGACATAGGAGATGCTATGCAAAGGTTTGCCTGCGTTCCAACTTTTGCATCTGACGCATTCTTTAAGCAGCGTGAAAAGGTTAGGGCTTGTATGACAATCAGGAATCCGATTGATTCCTCAAAAAGATTTGACGAGACATTCACCCCAGATCCAAATAAGAAATACTTTGTTCATGCTGACCTTGCACAGAAGCATGACAAGTGTGCAGTGGCAATTGCTCACGTAGAGAAGTGGGTATCAGTTCAAGTTATGAAAGATTATGAGCAGGTTGTCCCTATGGTTATCGTGGATGCAGTTGTCTATTGGGAGCCAAAGGTTGAAGGCCCAGTAAATCTTTCGGAAGTAAAGCAGTGGATTCAAAACCTGCGTAGACAGGGCTTTGATATTGGAATGGTTAGCTTTGACCGTTGGCAGTCTTTTGATATACAGAATGAGCTAAAATCTGTGGGTATTAGAACTGAAACAGTATCAGTGGCAAAGAAGCATTACGAAGACATGGCAATGCTTATGTATGAAGAAAGACTAGCTATGCCAGCAATTGAATTACTCTTTGAAGAACTTACAGAACTTAAGATAATGAAAAACAACAGGGTAGATCATCCTAGAAAAAGCTCTAAGGACTTAGCTGATGCTGTTTGTGGTGCAATCTTTGGAGCAATTAGTCACACTGTAAAAGATAACAATTCTGAGGTAGAGATTCATACGTTTAGGGACAGGTCAAAAAGAACAGAGGATCTTCCCAAGAATGTGATACAATATAAGCCAATGCCAAAAGAAGTAGAAGAATATCTACAAGGGTATGATTTAATTTAACGCTCTTTTTGTTAACAGTTTTTGTTTTTACAAAACTCTAAAGTAAAACTTTAAGGAGCGTTTTGTGTTTCTAAAAACACTGTGCTATAATAGATTTCTATCCCACTCTCGAAAGGTAATAACTTTATGTCCGACTTTTTCTCCTTCAGCCTACCAACAGATTTTGTTGAAAAATACAGCACTGTAGAGGCACCATTTGGTTTCAGAGATGCGGGAGAAAACTCCATTGGAGAAATTACTTTTGCTAGAACCTATTCTCGTATCAAAGAAGATGGAACGAAGGAACGCTGGTATGAAGTTTGTAAGAGAGTTATTGAGGGTATGTACTCTGTTCAGAAGAATCATGCTAAGGACAACCGTCTTCCATGGAATGACTACAAGGCTCAGAAGTCAGCACAAGAGGCTTTTGACCGTATGTTCAACTTAAAGTGGACTCCCCCAGGCCGTGGTATGTGGACATTTGGAACACCACTCACAATGGAAAAGCGTAACTCTGCAGCCCTACAAAACTGTGCTGTCGTATCCACAAAAGACTTAGACAAGAATGATCCAGGTGCATTGTTTGCTTGGGTAATGGATGCTCTTATGCTTGGCATTGGTGTTGGATTTGATACCCTTGGACAAGACAAGGCCTTGCCAATTCATGCACCTGTAGAACCAAAGACAGTCTATGAGATCCCAGACACTCGTGAAGGTTGGGTAGAGGCAACAAGACTTCTTCTTAATTCATTCCTAAGACCAAACCAAAATTTGCAAGAGCTAGACTACTCACTTATTAGACCTTTGGGTGCACCAATCAAGGGATTTGGAGGAACTGCTTCTGGGCCAGCACCATTACAGCAACTTCACGAGCAGATTCGTAAAGTAATTGGTGGACGTGCTGGAGAGACACTAGACTCAAGAGCTATTGTAGATATTATTAATCTAATTGGAACATGTGTTGTTTCTGGAAACGTACGTCGTTCCGCAACACTAGCTTTAGGTGTAGAGGGTGATGATGATTTCCTAAATCTAAAAAATGCAGAAGCTTTCCCAGAGCGTAACAGCTATGACCCAGATGCTCCAGGATGGGCATGGATGAGCAACAACTCTATCTCTGCTACTGTGGGAATGGATTACTCAAAGTATGTAGATCGCATTGTAGACAATGGTGAGCCAGGTTTTATTTGGCTAGACGTTGCCCGTAACTACGGACGTTTGGCAGATCAGCCAGACGGTGCAGACTACCGTGTAGTAGGCTTTAATCCATGTGCAGAACAGCCACTAGAGTCTTACGAGCTATGTACCCTAGTTGAGGTACACCTAAACCGTCACGAGTCTAAGGAAGACTTCCTACGCACTCTAAAGTTTGCTTATCTATATGGAAAGACCGTAACACTTCTTCCAACTCACTGGCAGCAAACTAACGGAATCATGCAACGTAACCGTCGCATTGGAACATCCCTAACTGGAATTGCATCTTTTGCAGATGAAAAGGGTCTTCCAACTGTACGAAATTGGATGGATGAAGGATACAACAAGATTCGTTTCTATGACAAAAAGTATTCTGAATGGCTATGTGTTCGTGAGTCAATTCGTGTGACTACCGTAAAACCATCTGGCTCAGTGTCCTTGCTCTCAGGTGCAACACCTGGAGTTCACTGGGGACCAGGCGGAGCCTTCTACCTACGTGCCATTCGTTTTGGTAACACAGACCCAATGCTTCACCTATTTAAAGCTGCAGGGTATAAGTGTGAAGACGATGTAGTATCAGCAAACACTACGGTTGTATACTTCCCAATTAAGTCTGGGCAAAAGCGTAGCGAAAAGCAGGTATCTTTGTTTGAAAAGATGTCTCTTGCTGCCACAGCTCAAGAGTACTGGTCAGACAACGGTGTATCCGTAACCCTATCCTTTGACAAGGAAACAGAAAAGCAGCATGTCGCATCCGTTCTTAATATGTATGAGGGTAAGCTAAAGGCTGTATCATTCTTGCCAATGGGTAACACAGTATACCCACAGCAACCATACACAGAAATTACAGAAGATGAGTATGACTACTACATCGGACGTATTGCTAAGATTGATTTCTCTGCAATTTACGACGGTGTAGATAATCTAGAAGCACTTGGAGAATCATACTGTACAACAGACTACTGTGAAATTAAGATTCCAGACAAGAGAGCAAAGTAATGAAACAGCTTCTACACTTTACAGCAACTTGGTGTCAGCCATGTAAACAAATGGAACCGCTAATCGCAAAATTTGTTTCAGAAAATTTAGATATAAATTATGACAAAGTTGATGTAAGCGATGAGTTTGATCCAGCAGTTGAGTACGGCGTTAAAGGTGTCCCAACTTTTATTGCACTTGTTGATAGCAAAGAAGTTTCTAGACATACTGGAATTGCAACAGAAGAAAAACTACTTAATCTATTTAGCTAAAAAATAAAATGTTATAATAGTCTTGTTAGAACTAACCCTGCTAACAAGGAGAAAAAATTAAAAAAACCCTATATTTTGCTGTGGCCGTAGCTATAATGTTTGTATCATTGCTTTGGCCAGCAGCTGCTAAAGCATCTACAACTGCAGTGTGTGACACCTATCAAGTTAATGGTGGCGATCAAGCATTCTTAATGAACCTAAATACCCCACTAGAATTTGGTGGCACTGTATATAATGGTAACATCTATGTAAGTCCAAAGGGAACAATGACTTTTGGTCAAGGTGACTTTACGTTTTGGGACTATCCTCAAACTCCATCAATCTCCATAGCTTCTTGGGACTACCACGCTTTTCCGAATCAAATGAATCAGGGTGGGTGGAATCCAGGATGGGGCCTTGGACAAGATTTATACGTAAGGTATGGATCAACAGCAACTTCTATCTGTGTTGATTGGAAAGTTTTGCCGTGGGGCCAGTCTTCTGGAAGCCCAGTTTATATAAGATTAATTGCAGAAGTAAATCCAGTAAACCATACTTGGACACCTACTTACCAAGTAAGCTCTAGTGCTCCAGCAGGTGCTAGATATGGTGTTCGTTATACTCAGGGTGGAGAAGTTTTTCCTTTAAACATTCAAACAATAACTGAACCACCAGCACCAGCCCCCGTAGTTCCCCCAGCTCCTAGCCCTACCCCTGAGCCAAGTGCAACACCTGAGCCAAGTGCAACACCTGAGCCTACCCCAAGCCCTTCACCAACGCCAGAGCCTACCCCAGAGCCTACGCCTGAACCTACTCCAAGCCCTGTCGTGCCCGTTGAACCTGTCGTGCCGCCAACCAACCCAGTAGTCCCAGAACCAGAACCCTCTCAGGATCCTGAGCCAATAGTGCCGCCAGTAATACAGCCAGAGGAACCAGAACAAGCAATCCCGCCAACTGAAGAACCTGAAGAATCTGTAGAACCTTCACCTGAACCAACTCCTTCTATTATAGAACCAGAAGAAGATTCTATCACATCTGCTGAAGATTTACCAGTAGACATTTCTTCAGAAGAACTTTTAGAAATAGACTTAGATCAAATTGAAGCAACGGATCTTTCTGAAGCTCAGGTAGATGCACTTATTGAAGCAGCCCTAGAAGTATTTGAGACAGCAGAGCCAGGCTCTGAAGAATATGAACAAGCCCTTGATGCCTTGTTCTTAGCAGCTTCTGCAGATGACATTGTCCTAGATGAGGCTTTAGCAGCCATCCCGCTTCTTGGAGATGTTCTTGGTGGAGCAACAGAGCTTGTTAACTTTCTTGGAAATGCGGGGGCAGACATGAGTCCAGAAGTTAGAGAAGACTCAGAAAAAGTAGTAGTAACAGCAATTGTTGCAGTGCAAGCAGCACTATCAGCAATTTCTATAAGCGGTATAGCAACAACAGTAAATATAAGGAACGGAGCATAAATGAAATTTTTAATAGCATTAGCTAAGGACGTCATAGAGCAGGCATGGACATTGCTTGGTATGGTAGTTGCTTGGCTTGTCCTGGAGGGATCCGCCAAGGAGCTCACAGGAAACCTCATATTAATTACCCTATTAATATGGATCGTAACATTTCCGATTTTTCGTTATGAAAAAGAAGATAACTAGTAGATAGGAAACCCAAAAATGGAAGAACAAGCAGTAGCAGGTGGCTTTGCCACCATCAAGAACATCTTCTGGAGAATTCTAGCAGTATTTGCAGCATCTGGACTTACTGTCCTGGGTGCAGGAGCAGTTGTAGGCGTAGACCTAATTTCTGCTGTATTTATGGCTGGTATTCTAGGAGTAGCAACAGTAGTTGAAAGACTAGCCAGATCCTTCTTGGACGATGGCAAGCTCAGCCTAGAAGAGATCAACGCTGCCTTTGCCAAGGTAGATAAGAACTCAGATAAGTAAGCAAAAACCCTATTGACAGCCCCCTCTGGGTAGTGTATAATGAACTTATACAAAATCTAGAGGGGACTTTCTTATGACCTGTATAGCCGCTTTGAAGGCTAACGGCAAGGTATATATGGCTGGTGATCGTGGTGCATCCACGGATGACAGCATCATGCACATATCTAAACCCAAGATTAAGACTATTGGCCCATACCTAATTGGGTATGCAGGAACAATGGAAGGTCAAAAGATTCAGTATAGCTTTGACCCACCAAGACCACACCCAGAAGAAGACCTAGATGTTTTTATGCACACAACATTTCTTAAATACCTAAAAGACTTTTATGATGAATGGTGGATTGAAACATCAAAAGATGGTGAGTTAGAAATGTTAATTTCAATTGAAGATAAGCTGTATGAGCATAGCTCTTCAGACATGTCTATGAATGAATTTTCTTCACACTTCTTGTCTATTGGATCAGGTGCACCATTTGCAATGGGGTATCTATCAGCAGTATCCTCTACTAAAACACCACCAGAAAAAATGGTAGAGGGTGCAGTAAAAGTCGCAATTAAATTCTCGCCAACTTGCTCTGGCACAGTTGACATTCTTTCCACTTAGGAGTATAATATTGGGTATGAGTAAAAAAACTTTTGACGAATGGTTACAAGAAGGCCTAGACCTTAACTTTTGTGGCCCAGCAATATGTTATCCACACGACGGACTGCCACTGACTCTTTCAGAAGAGCAGGAGTTTGATGACGGAAGCGATCCTTGCATTCACATCATTAGACTATACGAAGATGAAGAAACAAAAAATGCAGTAGAGGAAAACCATTCTCCATCCGTATGGAGAGCGACTAACGCTGGTTTTAAATTATAAACAACAAAGTAGAGGTATGAGAAACATGAAAAAATTAGCAGTATTTTTATCTATAGCAATTGCGATGGTAGGAATTGTTCCAGCCAACGCATCTGAAAAACCAACAGTAGTAATCATCGACAGTGGCTTTGACACCTCTAAAGTGACACCTATTGCTGAAGTATGTGTCTTAACATTAAAGTTTTGCCCTAACGGCACGACCTTTGATGAGTCAGTCGGATCTTCTAATGCAAATGCTGTTATGTCAAGAAGCGGCCAGGCAGAGTGGAATCACGGAACAATTATGGCTGACATCGTTAGACAGATTAATCCAGATGCAAATCTAATCTTTATCAGAAACGCCTTCGTAAACAGCCGTGGTGCTGTAAACATTGGCGGCATCAAAGAATTCAACCTATCCATGGACTGGGTAATCCAAAATACAGAAAGATACAACATCACAGCTGTTTCCTTCTCTCGTGGACAAAGCACTTGGACTAAAACTTCAGCAACCTGTCCTGTAGACCTAACTACTCAAAACCAGATAGTTACTCTTCAGAACCTTGGAGTTGCAACAGTAATTGCAGCTGGCAATGCTAGGAATAAAACAAATGTTAACTACCCAGCTTGCATCTCAGAAGCAGTTGCGGTTAGTGGTATTTACTCCCAGAACTACAGGCCCCTAGACTTCTCTACCTACAAAGAAACCTTTGGGACTAATTCTGGTCCAGCTACGGACTTTTATACTTATGGAAACTTTACAACTGTTGGTGGCAAAGTAGCTGAATCCACCTCCGCTTCTACAGCCTCATTTGCTGGTCACTGGAGCAAAGTTTCTAACGGCAACTACTTTGAAACCTATGCCAAGATTGCCTCCACAATGACGGTCAAGCGATATGTAGATGTGCTGAAGTAAGGATAGGAAAATATAATGGCAAAAGCAAAAGGTAACAGAAATGACAATCGCCCTAATGGTAAGGCAGAAAAGAAACGGCCAAAGATCTTCGATGCAATTAAGCGTCGTTTGGTAAACAGGTAGCGAAAATGATCCATAGCTCAACGGCAGAGCAGAGAGCTGTTAACTCTAAGGTTCCTGGTTCGAATCCAGGTGGGTCAGCTAATGGTGTGGTCCATACCACTCTCACGGGTATGAGATAAAAATGGACAACAGTGACTATTGCATAGTGGTAGTGCGTAACCTTGCCAAGGTTAATGTGCGAGTTCGATTCTCGCTAGTCGCTCTAATGGTTTAGTCTACACCACTCCTAAAGAGACAAGGATAAAAGTGGACACCAGGCTCTGTAGCTCAGTTGGTTAGAGCACTACCCTGTCACGGTAGGGGTCGCCAGTTCAAGTCTGGTCAGAGTCGCAAAACAGAAAGAGTAAAGATGGCTAAG